CTCTGTAATTATCTTTGCTCATTTTCTATTCTTTCTAAAATAAATAATTTTATCTATTGTATAAATAATACCAACAACTAAAGCAATTATCTGTAAAATTGTATGTATTTGAGTTAAGCTTAAACTTAAAGAAATTGTATTAATACTAAATACGTCTAAATTTTCTTTTATAAATTGTTTCATTGTTTTTTATATTACGCTTGTTCTAGGATCAAATGATACTAATATCTCAATATCTCCATACATTTTAGTTCCTGATACTTTTGTTCCCTCTTTTTTTATACTTGGTATAATTACCTCATTTGAACTTATTGCTCCATCTGTCAAACTTGGAGTAATGCTTCCACTAAATACATAAGAAAAGTTATTCTGGCTAGACATTGAAAAGCTATCTATTAAAGTTAATTGAGTAGCAGTTGTGCCATTTTCTGTAATTGGCTTTTTCCATAAGCTGAAAACAAAATTTTCTCCAGCACCAGCATCTGTTGCAAATTTATAATTAATTCTTTCTATTTGACAACCATTATGAGGAGCATTGAAAAACCCATATCTAGCTCCGAAATTATTATTTTTAGAATCTCCAGTTGATAATACTGCTCCAGCATTAATATTAAAATTAAATTGTGTGAATGTCATTAAAAAATCATTCGCACTTGTTGTACCAGTAAAATATAAATGTAAATGACTTAAAGAGTTTTTTCTAAATAAACTATTCCATTTATAATCTTTACTTAAAACAATGTAAGAACCTAAAGGTATAACCTCCTCTAATGTAATTGAGGTAAATTGTAATCTTGTACTATTAAAATTAAAATCAGTATCTAATGTTAATTCGTAAGAGTTTCCAGTTGTAGAACAAACAACTAAAACAACATCGCCACTATATAATAAAGTTCTAGTTGCAGTTCCTGGAATTACAGTTAGAAAGCTAATTGTTGCACTTGTTGGTTGCTCTGATACTACTGCAATAGCTTCTGCTCTTAAATAATTTGTAATTGAACTCATAGTTATAAACTTACATTACTTACTTCATTATTAACTTCTAAACCAGTATCTATTCCTACTGATATTGTTTGTCCCGTACTATTTAAAGAAATTTCATACCATTCGCCACTCCATGTATCTTCTTGAGCATTGAACGTACATTGATAAGGAACAAAATTTGATCCGTCTATTGTAATTCCAAAGTAATAAGGAAGTAAAGATTTATCAGTAATATTAATTGCTCCGTTAAAAGTTCTAGCTCCTTTATTTTGTCCTTTTAAAATTTCCTCAACTAATAATTGTGTTATTCTTGAACCAGTTCCAGAATTAAAAGCTTTCCAAGTTGTATTAAAAGTTTCAAAAGCTGATGTTGTAAAATTATAAACTTCGATTTTTCCTATACCATTTGGAGAACTACCTACTAATAAATCAGGAACACTATAAATAACACCAGTAGATATGGCAGTACCTCCAGGAGCATTCTTTGCTCTGTAAAATTCTAAATTAGAAAGCTCTCCATCTACTAAATATTGAACTCCTCCGTTTTCACTATATACAGGAGGCGAAAAAATTAAAATGTGATCCGAGTCCGTTGTTCCCTCTACTACTTGTATAGCTGAATCCATTATCCAATTCTGACCATATATATTATAATAAACAGCAGCATAACCCTCTAAAAATAAATTACCATCAAAAGGAAGATTAAAAGTTTCGCAGTTAATATTAAAAGTTAAATTACTATTTAAATTATTAGAGTTCAAAACCAATGAATCAAAAGTTAAAGAATTAGCAAAGTCTACGTCTATATCGTGCCAGGCTTCAGTTCCATTTCTTATAAAAGCATATTTAGTATCAGATGCTCCAACTAGTTTAAATTTTAATTGTAATTTAATTTGGAGAATGTTTTGCTCATTACTACCAGTTGGAAGAAAAGTATCTAAAGCCTGAATTTTAAAATCCCTATTAAATCTTAATGAAGAGTTATTTGTTGATAAAACTGGACCTAAATCTGCAACATATTTATCAGTTTTACTATTGTTTATATCATAACCAACACCCGAATAAGTTGTGTTATTATATCTATATCCATTCCATAAAGAAATCTCATTAAAATTAGGTGTAAATGTAGTACCAGTATCATTATTATTAATATAAGATAAAAAAGGTAAATTAAAAGTCTGAAGCCTATCATAATTCGCATTGACTTCTTTTAACACTGGTAAAAAATCAAAAGTTGCACCTCCTAATCTTTTATAAGTTGAACCCTCTGGTACAACTGCTGAAGTAGAGCCTGAAGTATCAGGAGCACCAGTTGCATCATTACCAACATTATAAGCTCTAAAAAAATGAGTATTTCCAGAAGTCCAATTATCATAGTAATTAACTTGTACGAATATCCAATTACCATTTGAAAAGAAAACTCTCATTCCAAATGTTTTACAAATTGAATCTAATAATTCAAAAGTAGTAGCATATTTTTTAACTCCATCATCATCTAATTCAACAAAAGCCATAAAATTAAATCTACTATAAACTAATGGATCTCTATCTGCTTGATGAGTCATATTATCAGTAGTCCAATCAACAAAAGTTCTCATAAATTTACCAAATGGACTAGAGCCAGTAAAAAAAGTATCTGTATTTATTTGTAGAGTAAAAGCGTTTCTAAAGTATTGTAAGGCAGTAAATGATGATGGAGTATCATAACCAACACCCTCATTAAATTTAATATCTTTTAGTGGAGATAATCCACAAACTGCGGTTAAACTAAACTCTCTTGGATAAGCAACATCTTGCTCTGGATTTATATCATTCAATAAATTACCACACCAGAATAAAGTATATGTTCCGCTTCCACTAGAATCATCATCTGAACGATAGACTCCTATTTGCCATCGTCCATAAACACTTATCTTTATTTCATTAATTAAAGCTTGTTGAGCATTGGATGTGATTATCATATCAAAAACTAATTCACTTGGAATCAAACCAGTAAATCTATTTTCATCCTCTGTTTGATAGGTTAAATCAAAACCTCTTGAACTTAAAACTGGCTCATGTAAAGTAGAGCTTGTTGCTTCATTATCATAAATTTCTATTTTATAATAAACACTACTATCACTTTGAAATATAGATTTAAATTTTTTCTCTCTTCCCATTAGTACCCTCTTGTTCTGTTTCTGTTATTTTTAGCTCTATCACTACTCAATAAAATATCTGATCCTTTTATCGTTCCGAATACTTGAACATTACCTCCTCCACTTTCTCCTATCATTGATTTAAGCTTGTCTAATGGAGCTATTACTTCAGGATTAGACATTGTTGTTCCTGGACCCTCTCCTACCATTGCAACAGTTGGTCCAGTAGCTAATCCTCCATCAGCTAGTCCAATCATACCTAAAAGAGCATTACTTCCAGCACTCGCAGCTAAATCTAAACTTCCAAAACCTAATGCAGTCATTATAGCTTTCATTGCAATCATAGCTATTAATTGAGCAACAAAAGCTTTAAAAGCTTCTTTAGCACCATCTATAAGAGCTTTAAAAAACCCATCAGAACTCTGTAAAGCTTGTGAAAATACTCCTTGCATTGTTTGTCCAAAACTCATAAAAGCACCTTTTATATTACTAGCTAATACTTCTGTATGTGTAATGACATCACCTAAATCAACCATTTCAACTTTTGCAAGTTCTACCTTATCTCTTAACTCATCAAAATTTTGAGTTATTAGTTTAATTGGCTCTGCATCTAATTTTGGAAAGTTTAAGTTTTGAAAACCCTCTCCAAATTTACCAGTTATTGTTGGTCTTACTGGAGATGGAGTAGGAGGAGGAGTTTTTTTAGGAGTAAAAAATGGCTTTCCAGTAACTGGATTGACTGCTTTTCCACTTCTCATATCTCCAATGATGGATGTATCTGGAGTTATATTTTGATTGCTAAAATCTAATCCTTTTGATTCTTCTTTAACTCCAAAAATAGCATCTTTAACTCTATTAAATACATCAACTACTTTATCATAATTAGCAGTTAAAAAAGTTGCAGCAGCTAAAGCAGCACCTATTACTCTTCCTTGTGGAGTTAATAATTTGAAAGCATTAAAAACAAATGTTATAGCTGGAACTAATTTTAATAAAAAGAACTTTCTTAATATTGTAAAAGCAGTAATCATTTTACCAACAACAACTAAAATAATTCCAAAAGCAGAAGTTAATCCAGCAGTTTTTAAAGCTCCTTTTTTTTGTTCGTCAGAGAATTGACTTGTAAACTTTGCTAAATCACTTAAAGCACCAACTAAATCTTTTGCTAAAGGCAATAACTCTTGTCCTATTTCAACTCCAACATTACTTAAATCAGCTTTTAATTGTCTTAATTGATTTGCAAAACTTTCGCTAGTTCTTGAAAAATCTCCTACTGCGTTTTGTGATTGCTTTAATGCTAGGTTATATGTTAAAGTTGCCTTTGCAACTCTATCTAATTCTTTAAATACTAATCCTTGTTCTGCTGCAAATGTTTTTAAATCAGCTTCAGTAATCGCAATACCTAAAGATTTAATGCTCTCTCTTTCTCCAAGTAAAGCCTTTGTTAATGCTGCACTTGCTCCAGCAGCTCCACCACTAAAATTAGTAAAAGATGCTAAATCTACTGCTAACTCATTAACTTGATTGGATAATTTTAAAGCTTCTTCTTGAGTAAAACCAAAACCAGTTAATAAATCTCCAGTATCTCCTAAAAGTTGTAAGGCTGCTTGACTACTTAAACCAAAATTCTTTTCTAAATTATCAGCAGTTTCATTTGCATCATCTCTAATATCTCTAAATACAGTATTAAATTTACTTTGTGTTTCTTCAAAATCACTAGCTAATTTAACTGCAACAGAGCCTAATCCTAATAATGGAGCAGTAAAATTTCTAGTAATACTCATTCCAATACTAGCCATTCCATCGCCAAACTGCTTAAGCTTTCTAGTTGATTTTCTTAAATTGCTCTGAAACTGCCTATCATTTAAAGATAGTTTTACGCTTAAATTCTTTTCAGCCATTTTTTTTATTTATTAAATCGTATTTCTTAGCTATATATTGAGCTTGTTTTTTTTGTTTCTCAACATCTTTAATCTCTTCTCCTTTCTCCCATTCAAACTTTACAAGTTTTTGAGGAGTTAAATTTTGTCCTTTTTTAGTATGTGGCTGCAACATTAAACAAGCTAACCATCTTACTCTTTCCCATTCCCTCTTTTCTTTTGATTCAATCACGTCATTACGACCTTTTTGAATTAAAAAAAATTCATGGAATGTTAAACTCCAAAATTCATCTGGTAATAATCCCAGTCCATAAGCAACTGACTCTAATGTATCCCAGTCTATTTCTTTGCCGCTTTCTTTTTCTTTGCGGCTTTCACGTTTCCCTCGTTTCCAAGTTTAGCACTAAATTGAGTTGAAAATACTTCTAATACTTTATTTAAAGCTTCAAAATCTTCATCTAATAAATCTGCCACACTTTCAACTGTTAAAGAACATTCTTGTCCGCTTACTCTTGATCCGTCTTTAATTCCGTTTAGAATCAAAAAACAAGCATCATCTAAACTCATTGACTCTCCTAACTTATCTAAATCACTTAAAGCTCTATCTGTATCTTTGCAGAACATTCTTAAGGCATTCATTCCAAATCTTACTGGATAATCCTTTCCGTTTATAAAAACTATTTCGTACATTTTTTATCGTTATTTATCGTTATTATTAAATTATCATTGAAGAGAGGAGGAGATAAACTCCAACCTCAATCCAACGATAAAAATTATTATACTGGATTCTGAGTTAAATCTCCTGATCCCTCGATTGATACCGAGTAAGTTGGAGCATCTTCAGTACCTCCTGAAATCTCTAGAGATGTAATTATACCAGTACCAGTATAAGTATAACCTGCTGGAGTAGCTAGAGCAAAAGTAAATGTTACTGCATCTCTATTCCTTGCTGAAGTAAATAACTCGTCTACGTCTGTTGTTGTTCCAGCACTTACAAAGTCCATAAGACCATCAGCACTTAAAGAATAACTTTTAGTACCTCCTAATAATGTTCTATTACCTCCTGAATCTTTGTTCGTTACGTCGATAGTATCAACATTGTAAGATAAACTTACATTTTGTGAGTGCATTAATTTAAATTCATCAGCTGCACCGATAGCTGCTTGAACTTTTAAAATTAAATTTGTTCCGTTAAAAATTGCCATTGTTTAAAATTTTTTATTTATTAATATCTTCTTTTTTGCTTTCTTTTTTATTATCTAGAGCTTTTAAAGACTTTAAAACTCTATACTCTTTTATACCTACTTCGTAAGATTCGCCTTTTTTATAATCAACTCCTCTGAAAGTAATATCTTTTTTTAATTTTATTTTATACATATCTATCTGTTTATATTAAATCTATAATCTTGAGCTATTTGATAAATTCCATTTGTTCCACTTGTATCATCAAAAGACTCAACAGAATTCTCAAAAAATATCTTATCTACTACTACTCCAGCAAAAGTTCCACTTACATAATCTAAAGCATCTCTAACATGACCTGACAAAGTAATTAAATCGCTATACTTAGAATGTACTAAAGTAATCTGTACTGTAACATAGTCATAAGTGGATACTCCGTTTTTTGTCATATTAGGAGTATCGCTAACAACTTGGTAAACTATAAAAGGAAGAGTAGGATCATTTTGACTAAACTTAAATCTAGCTGGGAATATCCTAGTAATACCTCCAGTTGTAACTAAAGGAGCTACATCAGAATCATTACTTAAAATATTATATATTGCTTTACCTACTTCCATTATCTTTTACTCCAAATTTTATCAATAACTTTTACAATTTCTTTAACTACGTTTTGTTGAGCATTTTTACCAGCAGCACTTTGAGCAGTTTTATCTAACATTCTTCCTCCTGGCTTTCCATAAAATCCATACTCTAAAAAGTAAAAATAAAATCCACTTCTAGATTTATCTGCAAAAGCTCCTTTTACTCTTGGTCCTACATAAACTGCTGGAGAGCTTCCTTTTCTATTTTTTCCATTTATAACTGCAATACTTTTTTGTAATTGTCCATCACTTCGACTAGCATTACCATCACTATCTTTACTAATATATTTTTTAATTTGACTTCTTAACTCTGTAACTAATGGCTTTGCCGCTCCTCTCATTCCTTGCCTTAATTTAACTTTAGTTTGAGAGTCAGACATTCCTAGCTTTTCAATACTTCTAATAATAGAATTTAGTTCTTTTTCATTAATAGACATTCCAACTTGTCCAGAATGACCTCCACCGCTTTCTATAACTTTTTCTGTAAATACTGCCATTAGCTTGAGAATATATCTTTTAAATCTTTCTTAACTATTGTTAAAAGCATCTTATCCTTTCTTCCTATTTCTTTTATTCCTAAAATAGCATATTCATTATCTCCATCACTTAGATAAAAATCTGGACTTGTACCTATTGCAGTCCTATATCTAATTAAACATTCAACCATTTGCTCTCCTACAAAAACATCTGATTCATAAGATGTCTTACCACCTTTGAAATTAAAATCTGCAAATATCGTTACACTTGCAGCACTTCCAGATACTCTTTCTCCATAAGCATTAGTAGTAAATGTTTGATTAAATAAAGTTAATTTTCTATCTAACTTCCCAAATATCATAATTCTAAAAATCTGTAAGGAGTTAGCATATACTCAACCATTAATGGAAGTTCAGCAACTTGTGTACCTAAAACAACATCTTGTCTTTGTTCGTAGTATCTACCAACTATAATTAACATTGCTTGTTTTATAGCATCCTCAACTTCGTTAGCAGTTCTTCCTACAACAAATTCTATTTCTACTGCATTCGGTCTTTCAAAAGTATCAGGAAATGATCCATCATTACTTTGATAAATTCTTCCAGGTTTTATCTTATCGTCTAAATCATAGTTAGAAGCTGCTAAAGTTACTAAAGTATTACTAGTATCATAATACTTTACATGAGTAACACTTTGCACTATTCCAACTTGTAAATCTATATAAGGAGGGAACTCATCAAAATAAAGATTGTATGTTTGACTCATCAATCTTCTTCTTGTAAACTCCTCAACTTGATTAGTTGCAACACCTATTAATGCAGTAATATAATCATTATCATCATTAAAATCAGAATCAATTCTTAAATGTATTTTAGCTTCAGCTAATGATATAGCAGTAGCAGATGGAGCAGTTTTTAAAACTAGCTTTCCATAAGGAACATAATCATTTTGATTGTAATAATAGTTGTTGTATGTAAACATAAATTAAAAAATTAATGGAGGAGGAATTACCCTCCTCCGTTAAATAAACAAAAATTATGCGTTTGCTATTTTCACAGCAGCAGTATCATTTTGTACCATATCACCATCAACTAATGAAGTCAAGATATATCTTGGCTCACCAGTTCCAGCGTTAGTGTAGATGTCATAAATTACGTCTAAACCACCAAATTGAGCTACGTGTACTTTAGAAGCATCTAATAACATATAGTTAGTACCTGAACCAGAACCACCACCTAAGTTAGATGAAGCAAATGCAAAGTAACCAAAGAATGATTTATCTACATTGTCGTAAGCTGGAGAAACAGAAGATACTTGAGCTAGTTGTTTAGCTTCAGCTAAAGCACCAGAGTCTAATAACCAAGCCATTCTAGCACCTTGTAAGTTTACACCATTTCCTAATAGTGTAGCTTCCATGTTTAGAAGTTCAGCAACAGTTGGAGCAGAACCAGCAACAGATTGAGTTGCAGCATCTAAAAATATAGATGTTGGAGCATTAGTAATGTCAGAATCACCTAATAGAGCTAATTCTAAAGTAGCAGCAACAGATTGAGCCATGTTTCTTCTCAATGCAGCTTCGATAGATGCGTTTTGAGCAATAGCTTCAGCAGATACATTAACAATAGAAATAAGTTTCTTAGGGTCTAATGTTAAGCTTGTAGCAGTACCATTTTGAGCTGGAGCAGTGCCATCAGTTTCAGGAACAAATCCAGAATTGATAGAGCTGAATACTGGGAATTTCATGTTATCTACACCAGAGTAGAAGTTAGCACCAGCAGAAGCCAATACTAAATTTGCTTCTAATTGGTCAGTCCATGCCATTACTTCAGTAGCGTTACCAGCAGCAGTAGCAACAGATGCTCTTGTTAAGATTGAAGATGGTATTGCAATACCTTTGAAAGATTGACCAGTGTAACGAGCTTCGTTACGAGCTTCTTGATCCATCTCTTTTACTAATCCACTTAGACGACCAGTTGCAGCTTGGTGCATAGCATCTTGGAAAGAGTAATCTCTTATCTCATTTGGAGTGTTTTCTGTAACTTCTTTAATAGCTTTTGTAGCTTGTAGTTTCTCAAAAGATTCAGCTCTTGTAGCCATCTTATTTAAGTCCTCTACTTTTTCGTTTAAAGAATCAAAGCTTGTTTGCTCATCTGAACTCATATCACGACCTTTAGCAGATGCTACTAGTCCTTCCATTTTTTCGATAACTTCAGCTCTTTCTTCTTTGTAAAGTTTTGATGTTTTCATTTAATTGAAAATTATTATTAATACTTATTTTTTAAGATTTTCAATCGCATTTGGTTAAGGCTGCGATTTTTTAAATCTTCTTCTTCTTTTTGTACCTCTTTTAATTCTTTCTCTAAATTATCATTTAGTTTATTTTCTTCTTGTTCTTTTTGCCAATTCTCTAAAGAACGTAAAGCAAATGATCCAGCTTCGTTATATGCTGGATAAGTAACAGAACTAACATCATATAATCTAGATACCTTATTTATTGTTCTGATGTTTTTACCATCTTCATTTCTCCAAGAATCATCCTCAACAGTAAAAGCAAAACTTGATTGACTTATTGTTCCATTTTTTAATAGAGTCATTAAATCATTTGCTAAAGTTGTATCTGGCATATCAGCTTCATACTTTAATCCTTTTTCATCAACTGACAATCTTAAAGTATTATTAGTTGTTCTAGCTAAAGGAAGTCCATCATGATTAATTAAGAATCTTACATCATCCTCTAAACGTCCATCAAAAGCTCCAGGAGCAATGTATTCAACAAATCCTCCTAAATCGTTTGACTCACTATTAAAGACTGCTCCATATCCAACAACAACATTTTTACCATCATCATTCCTTACTTCAATATTAGATACATTAAAAGTTCTAACTTCTTTGTCAGTATTGTTTCTAACTTCAGATTTATCTTCTTCTTCATGTCCTGGATAATGGTCTGCTTCATCCATGTCTTTGTCTTGTTCATCTATCATTTCAACATCATCAACATTTTTACCATAGTAAATAATTATTGAATCATCTGTTTCTTCTATCTTTTGGATATGTCTTAAATCATGTTTTTTCATAATATTTTTATTTTCTTCCATTTCTTCTTTTACTGGATGATTATCTGGTAATAAATCTGTATCATGTTTACCTCCTTGAAATCTTCCTTTTTTTAATGCGAATAAAAAAGAATTGACTCTAGCATAAGCCCATTGTTCTGGACTTGATACATTTGGTCTGACTGATCCTGGATTGGTTTTGTAAGCTCCTATTCCTCTTTCAAAAACTTTCTCAAGTTCATTTAAAGTTGTTCTTCCATTCCAATCTAAATCAAGCTCTTTTATTTCATCATTATGTTCTTTAACTTTATTTTCTAAAGCTTTAACAACTGTTTCATTTAGTTGTTTTTCTTCTTTCTTTCCCTCTAGTTTTTTAGTTAATTCTAAAATAACATCTTTCATTCCTTGCTCTCCTAGATTTCCTATAACTCCCCATTTCATTTGAGCAACAACTCCAGCAACATTAGAAAGATTAGGTTCTTTATCTTCTTTAAATTGTTTACCATCTTGAAAATGTCTAGCAGCCCAGCTCTCTCTTTCTTTGATCCATGTAGTAATCGCTTCAGTTTCCTGACCATCTCTCGACCTACCCCATAACATAAATGCTTCATTACCTCTTATGTTTCCTCCAGCTTTCCAAATTTCTGGAGTTTGTTCTTTTACGTTAGAAGCAAAATTAAAATCAAATTGAGGATAGTTTGAATTCCTTAAACTGATTTTTTTATCTTCTCCTTTTGTTGGAAAGTTAGTCATCCGATTCTGTTTCTCCTATTGGTGCAAAGTTTAAAGGTTTGTATAATTCATCACCCTCTTCACCAACTTTATTAAATCCCTCCATTTGTCTAATCTCATTAATTGATAAAGCACCGATTGCAGCCATCTCTCTATAATAAGCTGAACGACTTGCAGAATCTCCTCTTAATAATGCCTTAGTATCTAAATCGATTGTAAATCTTCCAAATTCTGTTTCTCTAAATAACTTTCTGTTTAACTCTTGTTCTATCATTGTTATATAAGGGAGCAAAGTATATCTTACAAAATCAATACTTAAAGCTTCAATGCTTGAGTAATTAGCTGCTTTTTCTAAATGTCCGATTAAACTTAATGGCACTTTAAAAATTCTTGCTATTTCTTCTATCTGGAATCTTCTAGTTTCTATAAGTTGATACTTACTTAAATCAACTGCTGCACTATCAAAAGTCATACCCTCCTCAAGTATTGCAGTTTTACCAGCCATAAATGATCCACTATATTGATTGTTCCAAGAGCCTTTTAATCTTTCAACTGCTTCTTTAGATAGTTTACCAGGATGCTTTATAATACCTCCTATATTTGAACTATTACCTAAATAACTATTAGCAGTATCATTAGAAGCTATTGATGTCGCAATAGTTGTATTTTGTGCTTTTAAAATACTCACACCTTTGTATCCATCAAATGATAAATTAAAAAAGTGTAACATATCTTCTTTCATTATTCCAATCTCAAAATCTTTGACATCATAAATGATATTACCCTCATGCTTTATTACTTTAACATCTTGAGGATTAATAGGTATTAATGATACTGGTCTTGCAGAACTATCTCTTTCTATATAAAAATAAGCATTCCCTTCAACTAAAAGATTAGTCATTAAAGTATCTAGGAATGTGTATGGAGTCATGTATGAGTTAGGATAACGAGCTAGTAGATTATAAACTGGATGTGATACATCGTTTATCTTGTCGCTATCATCTTCAACTTTATAAACTTTAATGGGTAGACTTGCGATTGATTCGCTTATTACTCTTACACATGAAAAGACTGCACTAAATGTAAGACTTGAATCTCTACTAACTGCGGTTCTGTTAGCTGCTCCTTGTCCTCCAAAGATTGCTCTTAAAAAATTATCTCCACGTTTTTCTGAACGTAGGAAGTCAAATAGTCCCATAAAATAGTTGTAATTACCCTACAAAGATAAGGTAAAATAATTCTGAATAAAAATTATATTTTTTTTAAAAATTTTTTTATGTTGATAACTTTGGAAGAAAAAATTATATCCAAACAATACCTCTATCATCATAACTAGAATCTTCAGAATCATCATTCATATAAGAGCCAATAGCCATAACTAAAGAAACCATCCCATCTATTTTCTCTGTTGCTTTGCTCTTATCAAATTTAATGTTTCCAGCTGGATCAGACTTTACTGCTACATTGGAAGCCATCCATCTCAAGACTTTATTCCCTCCATGATTTAACTGCTTTCCTAAAATAAGTTTTTCTAGTTCTTTAGTTGGAGCTGATAGACTTGCGAAACCCTGACCAAATGGAATCATTGGAAGTCCATCATTAACTAAATCAATAACTAACTGACTACTATTCCATCTATCATAAGCAATCTCTTTTATGTTTACTATTTCAGCTACTTCTTTAATTCGTTTCTTAATGTAATTGTAATCCGTTACATCTCCCTCTGTTAGTTCTATTAAATCTTCTTTTGCCCATCCAATGTAATCAACTTGATCCCTCCGACTTCTTACAAATGCAGTATCTTTTGGAGCAAAGAAATAAGGTATTATTGTAAACCTATCATCTTCAGGAATGATTAAAACGAATGCACTAATATCTCTTACACTAGCTAAGTCTAGTCCAGCGTATGCAGTCATCCCTCTGTAATCTTCTAATCTTATTGGAGCTTTGTCGCATTCCATCCATTGAGCATCTGATAACCATTTACTTGCTGAACTCATCCACTGATTTAGATGCAACATCCTAAATGTATTCTCATAACTCGGAAGCTTAATAGCTTTCTCTTGCTCTCTTTTAAGATAGTCTAATTTAACTACTCCACTTTCTAATCCTGGATTAGCTAACCTTAAAGCTTCTTCGCTTGTCCAATCTATATCTAACGGACAATCATATTTAATATAGTAAAACGATTCATCTTTAATTATACCCTCTGAAACCTTACGGCCATAATCTTCTGTTTTTTTACAGATTGATTCTCTATTATATCCAGCAGTTGTTATTGCTATTGTTAATGGCTGCCGTCTTGATCCTACACTTGTAGTTAATGCATCCCATAAACTAGAATCTTTTTGTACAAAAAACTCATCCATACAAATGAAAGAAGCGTTATATCCGTACTTACTAGATGCTTCACTACTTATAGCCTTAAAAGAAGAATTACTTTTTTCATGTATGATAGAGTTTTTAAATACTTGTAAATTGTTTACTAGTTGTTTATCAGCTCTTACCATTCCTGAAGCAACCTCAAATATAATTCCAGCTTGTTGTCTATCTCCAGCAGCAACGTAACATTCAGCACTAGGCTCGTTGTCGGCTAATAACATATACAAAGCAATAGCAGATATTAACGTACTCTTTCCGTTCTTTCTTGGTAGACATATATAAGCAGTTCTAAATCTTCTTAATTCTGTTGTTCTATATTTCCATCCGAATAAATCTCTAACTATTTTTTTTTGAAATGGCTCTAGCTTAAAACTAGTTCCTCCTAACTCTCCTTTTAAATGTCTAATGTGATTCTCAATAAAATACACTACTCTATCAGCAGCTTTCTCATCAAAGTAAAAAGTATTATCGCTTTTAATATCCATTAAAATAAAATTGTTTGAGCTTGATGTTGTTTGATTCGCTTTAAAGCATTATCATAATACTCCTTATCCAATTCATATCCCTCTAAATCATAGCCTAGATTATGACAAGCAATAGCAATACTTCCAGAGCCTAAATGAGTATCTAAAATTTTATCTCCCTCTTTTGCATAGTGCATTAATAGCCATTGATATAGTCTTATGGGTTTTTCTGTAGGGTGTATAGTATTTTGCTTTAATAAATCTACTCTATTAATATTAACTACTCTTGTAGGTTTGTCAAAACTACTATATGCTAGTTCACAATCTGACATAGTTAAACCTATTTGTCCTTTAAACCAAACTATCCATCCTTTTTTACCTTTGTCTAAGTGTTTAACAAAATAATTAGCCCCCCAAATAATTTGATTTTTACTTACTCTTTGTAATTCATTAAAATACTCTTTGCTAGGTATTTCTTTATCCCATTCTTTTTCTTTGTGATGTTTTCTGTCGCTTTTTTTACCTTTCTTAATTTCTTTTTGTCCACTTATACCTATCCCGTATGGAGCGTCTACTATTGCTAAGTCAAATTGATTATCTGACATTTCTTTTAAAGCTTCTAAGCAGTCTTTGTTGTATATGTTTATCATTAGTCAAAGAAATTAAAATCGTCTGTTCTTTCTTGCTCTTGTTCTGGCATTGATAAACTTGCTCTGCTGCTTGGAGTAAAACCAAATTGAGTAGATAGTTTAATTGCATTTTGAAGAGCTGCTTGCATTACTTTATATTTAGGATTAATTTTAGTCATTCTTAATTTGCCATCCTTATCAACTGTTTGCTCTGTAAAGTTTCCTCCTAGCTCTGCCGATATACTTCTGTAAATACCTATCTCATTACAATAAGCTGCTAGGATCGATAAGTCTGTCAAGTGTAACATCTTAATTTTAGCAAGTTCATTTGATACAATTTCCCATTCATCTGCACCCTCTTGATTTAAAAAAAAAGGAGCATCAGGCATTGAAACAACTGCCGAAGTTTCCATCTCGTTTCCCACAAGCCGAGATTTTTCTAACGTACCTTTCAGCTCCTTAATTTTTGTTGGTATTTTTTTTCTCCCTTTCATTATCTGAACTTAAACTGGTTTTAGTTTGGTATAACTATATCCCCCACGTTTTTGT